CATCAGTGGCTCCAGCCTCGCCTATGGCCCTGAAAAGTTGATCTACCCCATCTTCAAGGTTAGATGTTTTACCGGCCAAGGTATCCATCTGGTCGGCCATGGCACCGGCAAAGGTGGTGTTGCCGATACCCTCAAGGTAGCCAGATATTGCCGTTGAGCTGTTCCGTACTGTTGTTTCTATGCCTTGAAAGGTAAAGGTTACTTGATCACCCTGTTTGCTTGCTCTAATGCCAAACTCTTTTAATCGCTCAAACTCGCCGGTTGAAGCATCCGCCACTGCTTCAATCATCTGCATTAGGTCTTTGCCCATTGCAGCAGACGTGTTGCCAAATGATCTTAGTGCCTTTTCGGTTGGGTCAAGGCCCAACGACTTCATGCGGATGAAGCCTTGTACTGACTGGTCAAGGGTAAACGGAGTGGTTTTCGCAAACTCTAAAAGCCCGTCCCACGCTTCGGTGGCCGCGCCTAGAGATCCTGTTACGGTTTTCAATGACGCTTGCAGTACTTGGGTGCTTTTTGCGGTTTCGTAAAGCTTGTTGATTAGCCCTGCAGCGCCAAGGGTTCCGACAACCGCGCCTAGCGCACCGGCCAGCATAGTGCTTGCAGAAGTAAGCCCACGAGTTGACCGATCAGCGCGCCCGCTTGCGCCGTCCATGCGGTCAAGTTCGGTTGTAGCACGACGAAGGCCGGAGCTATCGATTCTAAAGCCTAACGATGCGAGGTCCTCGATGATAGTTCTCCTTTACTTCGTTGCTTGCGCCGTCAATTCGGCTGATCTGTCTCTGCTGTCGATCAAGTGCGCCTGCATAGCCGCCAATGTTTCCTCGTTGCGCTCGATGTAGGGCACGTCGTCTGCAATGTCGCCTTGCTCGCTGCCTTTGTTTCGCCAATTGACATACGCCCTCGACATTTCCATAAGCATTTGAGCGTCCCAGCTAGAGAGCCATGATCCTGTTAGTCTGATGTAGCTCTCTATCTCTTGCCAGCTTGTCGGGCTTATGGACATACCTCCCTGACCAACTAGCCCTAACTCCTGCACTGCGCTTGCTAGGTACTCCAGCCCCCTGATTTCAGGGGTGCAAGTGTATGGGTGCCCTTCGCCGTACTGCTCAAACCGGTTGCGCTTGTCTTCTTTGCGCGCCCGCTGTGGTACTGAGTGCATCCATCCAATCTGCGAGGCCCAGAGCTTTAGTCGCTCTCGCCCGGTTGAGTAAAATTTTCCTGATTCATCACCCAGCGTAGGGCTTGCATACGAATATCTTTGTACTTGATAAACATATCGATCAACGCGGCTTCGTCAGCGCCTTCATAGCCGGGAATGTTCTCGGTTTCCAGCGTCATCCGCGCAAACAAGTTAGCGTCTTCGCGGGCAATTTCTTTTGCCGTGCGTGTGTCTTTCTTGCCGCTGCTCTTCATTGCTTTGCGCTGAAACGCTGTCCATGTGCCGGAGTCTGGGCCTTTGAGCTTGATGCGTAGGGGCTTGTCTGTGCTTTTGTCCGCATACGCCAAATCGCCATCAGTGCCAGGCTTGGTCAGGTGCAACCATGAACCGGTTTCAGATGCAGATTCGGTGTCGAACATTTGTAGAATATTGGATTCGTCTTTTGCGATCTTCATATCTCATGCCTTGCGATAAGCATCCGATTTAGGTTGACGGGCAGGCGGTGGATGAGGCCGCTTTTCGGTTGCCCTATCCCGTCAAAACTATTTAAGCTTAAGGGGACGCTACGCGAACAACGGGGTGTTGATTTCTACCTGCACAGTCGATCCGACCATGCTGTTAGCACCGCCTGGCGCTTTGGTGTAGCTGAAAATGCGAGCGCTGTAATAGTCAGTTGAGCCGTCTTGATACTCAATTTTGACAGCGTGCTGAGCGTTCTTCGTCGCTCCCTCAACGCCAGCGGCCAGAATGATTTGGCCAGCGTCTTCGGAATCAAACTCAAGTCCCATAGACTGCGAGCCGTAATTGATAAAGCCTTTGAACTTTTCGGTGATGCCGGTGGCAAGGGGATTTGATTCGACTACTTGGACGTTGGGGCCATATTCGGGGAGATCGATCACTTCGCCAACTTCGACAAACGTCGTCATGGCTTCATAGCCAGCTTCGGTAAAGTTTGCGGGATCTTCTGCTGCTACGGATAGTTTTGTGCCTGTGCTCGTGAGCTTAGCCATACATTACCCCTTATGCCGCAACGCGGGTTATGGGTGTATTGATTTCAACTTGGACGGTAGAGCCGACCATGGAGTTTGCGGAACCTGGGGCCTTGGTGTAACTAAAGATCCGGGCGCTGTAATAGTCGATTGAGCCGTCTTGATACTCAATTTTGACAGCGTGCTGCTGGTTCTTGGTTGCGCCTTCAACGCCGTCAGCAAGAATCTGTTGCCCCGCGTCTTCAGAGTCAAATTCCAGACCCATAGACTGAGAGCCAAAGTTAATGAAACCTTTGAACTTCTCGGTAATGCCGGTGGCAAGGGGATTTGATTCAACTACTTGGACGTTCGGGCCGTATTCTGGGAGGTCAATTACTTCGCCGACTTCGACGAAGGCCAGGAGTGCATAATCTGCGGCGGTAAAAGTGGCGGGGTCTCCCGCTACTACGGAAAGGATTGTACCGGTACTGGTAAGCTTCGCCATGGGTGTGCTCCAAATTTGGATAATATCGTCGTCACGACGAGGGCAGTCCTAGAAACTGCTTATTGGAGTATACCATATTGTAGGGGGTTGGAAATAGCGGGAGGGATGGCACAAAAAAAGCCCCACAAAAGCGGGGCTAGATAAAACAGGGCGTCATCACGACGAGCCAAGCAACAGTTTAACCTGTATACGGGATGGTGACAATAACCGAAAGCCGATCAGCGTCAGGCTGGATCTCAAAGCTCCACGGATGGCGCTGCACGCGAACCAGTCCAGTGATCGTTGCGTTCTTTAAGAATGCCGCCTTAACATCATCCGCTGCCCGGTTAACTGCAAGAATGCCGTGCCCTGGCCTGTCGTATACAGCGACTTGGAATAGCCCCTGTGGCACGGTGCCGTCTGTGGGTGCTAAACCGTTGTCGATGCCTGTGTTGGGCATAACCATAGGCTCCAGCCATACGCCCGTTGCTGGTGGCGTGAAGTCTGTGCCGGGCCATGCGATAGGGTAGCCAAGTGCGGCGGCGGTGAGCTGGCTGAATAGCGCTGTGGCTATTGCTGTGTTAGTTGGTGTCATCAATAAACTCCACGGTCACGGAACCTCTCAAGGTTCTACTATACGCCTCATCGCCTTCAGGTTTTTTACTCGCAGCGGTCGGGGGTAAAACTTCACAATCCCCTTATTTTCATTCGCATAAAAAACATTTTTATTTCATTGCCGTTTACGAATATATGCCTATCGGCTTTTCCGCCCCCTGGCGTGTGCATATGTTGGTTCATCCGCCTACCCTCGTTTTAACTTTCTGTGCTGCCTTATCGACAATTTGCTGCCAGTTTTGGGCGGCTGATCTTAAAAAAGAGTACCGCGCCTCCATGTAGATACTGTATTGCGCGGCGAATCCAAAAACTACTGTGTCACCAATCTTGGCCCGGTTTATCACAATGCTAATCGGGCCGCTTGTGTAAGCTGAATTGCCGTTCCCACTTGGCACTTTGTTGACGTCGGCAGCGAAGCTGTTTCTCAAAAATCCTGTGTCGACTGGCATTTTTCCGCCCTTGGCTCTAGGAGTTTGAACTTCTTTAGCAATGTCCTGCGCCGCAGTTTTCCACACAGCCTCTAGTCTAGCCTGAGACTTAGAAACCCATTGATCTATAGTCACGTTGGCCATTTAAGTGCGCCCATGTCTTGCCTTGTCGAATTGAGTATACAGCCCAAACTGAAACATTAAATTCTTCAGCTAAAATAGGTGCGTTAACTTTAGCGCCTTCGTATTTTTATATACCTTGCCTGCTTTTCGGTCAGCTTTGACCATGGCGCTTTTCCGCCAAAGAGAAAAGTGCCGTGCTTTATTTTATCACGGCCATTGCCTGCAACTGTATCCCATCTTAAATGAGACGGGTTAACGCAACCAAGATGACCGTTGCCGCAATTATGAGCCGCCTGCATACTTTCTTCCTTTGGCATACCGTGCGCTGCTTCGCACATAACCCTTGAAGCTATCCTTTTTTGTCCAGATTCTACCTGTATTGTTCCGTATCCATTTGTCAGCCTTGCGTGCGGCCATGCCAAGCATTCTTCGCCAGTGTGGCCTTTGTGGCGCTCCTATCCATGCCATTGGCGTGTTTTTGACAGTGTAGAGTGGGTCACCGTACTTGAACCAGTTTTGGTAATGCCGCAAGCAAAAGCCTTTGCAATAATGCTTGCGATCACATTCATCAACAGCGCAGCGCTTTTCTCTTTGCTCTATCTCAGATGGGTACAAGGCATCGACGCTGCCAAGCTTTTTCTTTCTTAGGTAGTGTGCCTGGCAAAGTCCAGAGTGCCCGTGCTTTGACTCGCAACCTTCAATCGTGCAAGTGGCAGGGGTTTCCCCGGCTGAATATTTGTTCTTGCGCCCGCCTAG